CTGCTCGGGGGCGGCCTTCATCGCAGGTTCGCCCGCAGAAGGCTGCTGACGGTCGGGGCGTAGGCGATCGAAGCCTTGGGCGCCTCGGATCCCCACACGTCGCTCTGCTCGATGCTGGTGATGTATTGCAGGCCCCGCTTGCCGGGGAAGGCCGACTGCAGGAACCCGTCGTTCATGCGTGCGCCCTCGTCGGCTTCCAGGAACTTCATCAGCGTCGAGTTGGTCACCATCGACAGAACCCGCTTGTTCTTGCCGACGCCCTGGGTCGCCACGTCGGTGTCGCCGTCCCACCACAGTTCCGGGTCGCCATAGACGTCCCCGGTGGCGCGATCGACACTGCCGACCCAGATCCGGAACCTCGAGCGCTGCGCCGCCGGGGCCGCCAGGGTGGCCATCGCGGCATTGGTTTTTGTCAGCAGGCTGAACGAGACGGTCGGCACCTCGATCGCGACGCCGTCCACGATCTCGGTGACGCCGGCCATCACGCCGTAAGTAGCGTCGCGGCCTTTGAAGACGGCGGTCTCGCCATCGACCTCGAACCGGACGAACCCAGCGCCGTCGCTCAGGCTGCGAAGCGGGCCATCCGGCAGGTCCATCTGGGCGGCGCAGAACATCGTGACCGAGGACCGCGCCAAGTCCGCGGCGAAAGGGGCTGACAACGGCATCGGGCGCTACTCGATCTCGCGAAGGGTGAAGCTCAGGCCAACCGTCGTGGCGGTGTCGATGTCCCAGGGCAGACCGTTGCCTTGGACGAAGCCCTCGATCATGGGGTTGGCCAATTCGATCACCGCGTTGTCGAGCGGCGAGACGCGCAGCATCGGCTCGATCGACAACGTCACGGCGCCGCCGCCGTTGGCCACGACGTCGTCCTGGATCTGGTGCAGGTAGCGCTGGCCGCTGACGATGATCGAGAAGAACCACCCCTCCTTCAGGGGCTTGGCCGCCTGGAGGCCGTCGATCGACAGGAAGGTGCCGCCTTGCCCCGCGCCATTCACGCGCGGCGCGCCCTCGGCGCCGACCGTCACGCCCGGTTGGGGGAACGGCATGACCAGCGACGACTTCTTGGCCTTCGTCAGGCGCGCGATGAACACCCGCGCGGTCTCGGCGGACATCGGCGGCAGGTCGACCGCCAGTTCATAGCGATCGCCCAACCGGCCGAGATACTGCGACGCGCCGCCCAGGTCCGGCTCCAGGATCGCCCCGAAGTCTAGCAGCTGCGGCTGCGCGGATCGCGGCGCCGGTGTCGTCGGCAACAGCACCGCCATCAACGACGCCCCGCGCCGAGCGTCTTGCGCCGGCGTGCCGACAGATTGGTTTCCGCCATCTCCGCCCCGCCCTGCGCCGCCGCGCCGCTATAGGCCGCGACCATGGGCTGGGCTGCCTCATTGACCGCCACGTCGAACAGCTTGGACTTGTCGACCACCACACGGATCACCCGCGCGCCGACACCGCCCATATCCTGGCCCGGCGTGCGGATGTCGACCCGCTCGCCCCGCGTGGCGCGGAACGCGACGAGGTTGTTGTCGATGCCCCCCGCACCCCCGACGGTGAACGATCCACCGTTCTTGAAGCCCGGCAGCTTGTCGCCGCCGCCGAAGATCGAAGCGATGGCCTGACCGATCCCCTTCAAGCCGCCAGAGCTCTTGAACATGTCGAAAAGGGCTTTGCCGGCCTCTTCCAGCCCGCTGCGCGCCCAATTCGCAACCCAACTCTTCAGGACATCCTTCAGGTCGCCGTAGAGCACGCCCTCGACGCCGTCTGCAAAAGCATCGCCCCACGCGTCTCGGGTTCGGTTGATGCCCTCGACAATGTTGTCGTTCGCGACCTTGAGGGAGTGGCCTGCGGCCTTGAATTCGTCCGGACTGCTATCGACCTTGACCGGCGTGGCCTTCCTCAGATCGACCGGCTCGGTGCGATACTGGTCGGCGAGCTTGATCTTCGCGTCCAGCTTGGCCGACGGTGACAGCGTCCTGTCCCTGTCCAGCAGCGCCATGGCCTTGGCGTAGTCTCGGTTGGCCTTCTCCTGATCGGTCAGCAGGCCTTCCAGGATCGGAGCCAGGTCGTCGCGCAACTTCTCGAAGGCCGCCTTGGTCTTGGCCGTGGCGCTTTTCGCCGGCTTGACCATTCCGGCGTCAAGCTTCGCCATCCAGGCGGCAATGCCCTCGACCATGTCCGGCACATAGGAGTGGCCGACCACCGCGTCCCACAGGCCATAGAAGAAGCCCTTCACGCGCTCGATGTCCTGGCCGACCTTTTCCCAGACAGCGCCCAGGCGGTTGACCATGTAGTCCTTCACGGCGGTGAAGACGCCCGCGACCAGGTCGACGATGGTCTGGAGGACGGTGACCACCACCGTGCCGATGGCGTGGGCGGCGTCGTACACGGCCTGCTTCATGCGGTCCCACGCCTGGGGCCAGTCGCCGCGCGACAGGGCTGCGACGGCTTGCACCAAGTCGGTGATCACCTTGAGAACATCGGTGATGACGATGATCACACCCTTGATCAGAGTCAGGATGGCGCCACCGAAGGCTTTACCAAACGCCAGGCCCAGTTGCCAAAGGTCGCTAAGGGCCTGCGCCAAGTATTGTCCGAATTCACTTTCCCAGAACGCCGACCACACCGCACTGAACGCGGTCAACAGGTCTTTGACGGCTCCGAACAGATCCTTTAACGGCGGGCCGAGCGCCTCGGATATCGCATTCCAAGCCGCTTGCAGGGCGGGAATGACTTGGTCCTTGAAGGCGACGAAGCCGATCGCCAGCACCGCCACCGCAGCCGCGACAGCGGCGATTATCGGCAGCGCCGGGCCGAGGAACGCCAGCAAACCGCCCGCGCCGAATGCGGCGCCGATCGTGCCGATAGCGGATACCACCGCGCCAACCGCAACGATCACGGGGCCCAGCGCGGCCAGGAAGGCGGCGAACCCGACGCCGATCGCGAGTAGTTGCGGATTGACGGCGGACAGCTTGTCGGTGAGGTCCGCGATACCCTTGACCAACCTGGTCATGAACTCGAGGAAGCCGGTCTTGCCGATCGCGATCGCCAGGTCTTGGAAGGACCCCTTCAGGCTCTCCAGCTGCCCGTTGAAGCCCTTCATTTTCTCATTGGCTTGCGCCGCGGCATTGACCTTGGCGATGCTGGCCGCGACGTCGTTCAGGCCCTTGGCGCCTTTGTCCATCAAGCCCACGGCCGTGCGCATGGCGTCGGTCCCGAAGACGTCGGTCAGGACCTGGTTCTTGGTCTCATCGTTCAGGCCGCCCAGCTTGTCCTGCAGCACCTGGGCGATGTCGGACATCGACTTCATCGATCCGTTGGCGTTGAAGAATTGCAGGCCGTATTTCTTCATCGCCTCGCCGGCGGATTTCGACTTCGGGACCAGGGCCGTCAGGAAGGTCTTGAAGCTGGTGCCGGCGTCGGAGCCAGACCCGAACAGCGAGCTCGTGGCGGCAAGGACGGTGTTGAAGTCCGTGAACGACACACCCAGGCTGCCCGCCACGCCGCCGGCCTGGCCGATGGCCAATTGATAGTCCTGGAAGTCCAGCTTCGAGGCGTTGACCGCGCCAGTGATCGTGTTCACCACGGCTGGCAGGTCTTTCGCCGACAGCTTGAACTGGTTCATGCTGTCGGCCACCGCCTTGGCGGCCGGGGCCAACTCCGAGTCCGTCGCCGCGGCGAGGTTGACTGTCGCGGTCGCCGCGCCGTTCAGGATGTCCTTGGTCGAGACGCCCGTCTTGGCCAACTCCTCCATCGCGTGCGCCGCCTCGCTGGCGCTGAAAACGGTCGTCTTGCCGATCTGGCGGGCCAGCTTTTCCAGCGCCAACAGCTCGCCGCCCGTAGCGCCGGCGGCGATGCCGACGCGCTTCATCGACGCCTCGAAATCGCCCGCGACCTTGATGCTGGCGACGCCAAGGGCGACGAGCGGCGCGGTTAGGCCGATCGTCAGCGTCTTGCCGACATCCTGAAGCTGCGCCCCGATCTTCTGGAACCGCCGGCCCGCCTCGGCCAGGTCCTTTTGAGCCGCCGAGAGCCCGCTTTCAAACTGGGCCGTATCGATGCCCAGGACGACGCGCAGAGCGCCGACGACAGAACTGCCCATGGCGGCGCCTCCTGGTTCTGTTGTCGGAGATCTGGTGGTGTCGCCGGCCGCCCTATCGGCGGCCGACGGCCTCCCACATCTTGGCGATCCGCAGCATCTGCTCGCCGGTCTTGCGCTTCACCGGACCCTTGGCTTTCGGGTTCGGCTTCTTTTTCAACAGCGCTTCCAGTTTCGGCATGCGCTTCACGCGACCGAGACTGGCGGTCGTGTGCGCCTGCCAGGCCCGCTCGGCGTGTTCGCGATCAGCCGCTCGAACCCGCGCCGCGATCGCGATCCCCAGCAGGCGCGGTGTCTGCCGCCAGAACTGTTCGGCCGTTCCGAGACCAAGCTCGATCCAGGATCCTAGGAGCGCTTCCCAGTTCCAGGCCGGGCCTTCTTGGTCTCCGCCTTCCGAGGGCCCGGCGTGGATGCCCCGCCCTCCGCCTTGGGCAGCGCCGCGACGAGACCCTCACCGATCGCCTTCGAGACGTCAGCTAGGTCGGCCCCCGCGATGATCAGACCGGCGGCCTTCAGGTCGACGGTCGGATGGTGGTGCTGGAGCCCGGCCCAGACCATCGTGCGGATCGTCGAAAGCTTGGCGCTCTCGAGCAAGGTTTCGCCCAGTTCCGACAGCGGAACGTCCAGGGCCTCTTCGATCTCGCAGATCGTGTTGATGTCGAACAGCAAGGTATAGACCTTGCCGCCCGACTTCAGGGCGACCTCGCCCCTATGCGGATTAGCCATTACGCGCCGGCCTCGCGGACCACGCTGCCGCTGACCTTGATGGTCACGGTGGCGGTCATCTTGTCGTCGACCGGAACGGCCGGTTCATAGCCGATCACCAGGCCGTCATAGGTCCAGGTCCAGCCGTTGGGGAAGGTGATCACGCACTGGCGCGCGGTCTGGCCGGTCTTGGCAGCGAGAATCGCCGTTTCGCTGTCGCTGCCCGGGACGAGGTTCATCTCGAACGAGCACTCGCCGAAATCGGTCAGGCCGAAGATGAACTCTCGGGCCGTGCTGCCGAAGTGGGTGACGTCGATCGTCTCGGACTGCTCGTTCGGCGGGGTGATGTCGAAGACCTCGGCGATCTCCTCCAGGGCGCCCGGCGTACCGCCGTTGTGCAACTGGAAGGTCGTGCCGAGGCCAATGGCGGCTTCAGTGGTCATGGTGCCCTCCTTCAGGGTTCGATGTGGCAGACCCGCAGGTCGAGCCGGGAGCGGGAAAGGTTGGTGTCGGCCGTCTGGCCGTTGCTGCCGTCCTCGTCGGCCGGGTCGCTGTCGCTTAGGACGAAGACCCCCTGGATCGGCGCGGTCCGGCAGGTTTGCAGGGCGGCCTTGGCCTCTCGGGCCAGCAGCCGGGCTGCTGAATAGGTCCGGCCCCAGCAATCGACCTGGACGCGGCTGCTGGTCCAACCGGTCGCGCCGTCGTAACTGACCGCGCCCAGGCCGGATTTTCGGTGCAGTACGATGCTGGTGTCCGGCCCGCCTTGGTCTCGCCTTCCCCAGCCGACGGCGGTTCCGGCCGACGTCTCGGCGGCCAGCAGCAGGGCCGTGAGGATCTCCTCCATGGTCAGCCTCCTGCCGCGGCGATCAGGCGCGCCTGCTTGCGGGCGGCGCGGCTTCGGGCCTTTTCGATTTCGTCGCCAAGGTCATGAGCAACACCGGCGAGCGCGCCGGCCTTGTTGGCCTCGAAAGCCGGCGTCATGAACGGCTGCGGGCCGTGGTTGGCGTTGCCGAATTCCTGCTGGATGCCCTTGGTCACGGCGAAGGGGTCGTCGGCGCGCGGGCCCATGAAAGCCTCGACGGTCGATTCCTTCTTGTATCGACGGGTTCGCGGCTTCTTGGTCGAGACGGTCTCCGCCGCCTCCAGCCGCCCCGACAGCACCGGCGCCAGATCCTCGGCGTCCTGCCGCATCGGCTCCAGCCGGGCGACCGAGACGCGGCGCAGCACGTTCAGTCCCGTGGCCTTCTTGAGTTCACCCAGCCCCGCGTCCAGTTCCTTCAGACCCTCGATCCGGAACTTGGTCACGCGGCTC